AAATACTTCTTTACAACGTGCCGTAATAACTTTAGAAAGCAAATAGATACCGAATACAAAGCAAACAGAAAAGGAAAGTCGAATAAGTGGGTGAATAAGTTAAGACACTATTTGATTGACTATTTAGAAGGAAGTTATGCAAGTGATGAATACGAAGCAGACGATCTAATTTATTTTAACTCGCAGTTGTTAGAAGTTGACGATTATATCATTTGTTCTATTGACAAAGACTTACGACAAATTCCAGGACTTCATTACGATTACTATCAGCTTAAAAAACAAGACGAAGAAGGCAACGAGTATAAAGTAAGAAAAGGATTTCAATATGTTACCAAAGAGTCAGCAGAAAATCTTATCTTTGAAATGATGTTAACAGGCGATGTAAGCGACAATATTAAAGGTATCTATGGAATAGGTAAGAAGAAAGCAGAAAAGCTATTACAAGGCAAAAGCACTTACGGTAAATTAAGAGTATTATGCAACGAGTATAAAAAAGAATCTTCTGAATGGAAGCACAGAATCAAAACAAATGCTTCATTATTAATCTTTAAATAAACAAAAAAAATGAGTACACTAATTTCAGGTTCAATCGACCTAACAAAAATCGACAAAAGCAAGTTGAAAGACGGCAAGTATCTTAACGTTCAAATCTCAGTAAACGATGCGACTGATAACTACGGAAATAACGTTGCAATTACTTTGAATCAAACTAAAGAAGAGCGTGAAGCAAAGGAGAAAAAGACGTATCTAGGAAATGCTAAAGTAGTATGGACTGATGGCGTTATCAAGACTGCTGAAAAAGTAGAAGCGCAAACTGCAAAAACTGAACAAGATTTACCATTTTAAATTAACGAGGGCGTAAAAACCCTCTTTTTACTCTTAACTATGGAATGCTACAAGCTAATACTAGAAAAAAACGGAACTCTACTTAATTACGTATTCTCAGCAAAAGACGAAACGCAAAAGACTGAAAAGCTGAAAGCATGGAAAGCTGAAAATATTACACCGTACGATAAGGTTAAACTGCTATTCTTGGGAACGATTGAAAGCCAAGAAGCATTAATTTATAAAAACATTTTGCAGATTAAAAAAGATTAGTTATATTTGTGAACGGTTCGGGCAGGAACTTAGAAGAAATTTAGTTTAAACCCTTGTTTGATAGGACTGCCCTCCTTGATAACAGGGGTTTTTTATTGCTCAAAAATAATAAATATGAAAGCAAAATTTTATTACGTGAAGGATTTATACCTTTACATTAACTTAGAACAACTTACTTCTTTTCAAAGAAAGCAAGCAGTGTTAAATCCTTCAATTCCTTACAAGTGCGTTTTAGTAGTTGGTAAAAGCATTTATTGGTGCGATGAAATAAATTTCTTTAACCTTAAAGAATTGATATAATGGCAAGACCAGAAAGAAGAAATGTAGACTATTTCCCACATTACCTAAGTGAAGGAAAGAAAATGTATTTAATAGAACATAAATACGGAAATGATGGGTACGCAGTATGGTTTAAATTACTTGAAACTTTAGCGTCAACAGATGACCATTGGTTAAATCTAAACGATGAAACAAATGTTATGTTTATGAGTGCTAAATGTAGAGTATCAGAAGAGGTGCTTTTTAACATTTTAGATGACCTTAGTAAGCTAGAAGAAATTAACAGTTTGCTATGGAAAGATAAGGTTGTTTGGAGTGATAAATTTGTAGAAAGTATACAAGATGCGTACTCACGTAGAAATAATAAATGTATGCATTTAGATAGTTTATGTAAACATTTATTGAGTTTAGGTATACATAAACCTAGTAATTGTATACATAAGGGGAGCAAAAAACCACAAAGTAAAGTAAAGGAAATAAAAGTAGATGAAAGTATAGAAGAAAAGCAACTTCAATTCGCTGAAACTTTAAAGCCTTTTGTTGATAAATACGGTAGAGATTTTATTAAAGAATTTTATCTATATTGGTCAGAGCCAACCCAAGACAATAAACAACTTAAATACCAACTAGAAAAAACTTGGGGGTTGAGTAGAAGATTGTCAACATGGGCTAAAAATTCAAAGACATTTGGAACTACACAACCAAAAGAAGAACAATCTAAATTCAAAGCAGCATGGCAATAAAAGGATTTAAAATAACAGAACCAAGTGATGTACTTAAACAACTAAAAAACTACCGAGATAACTATCATGAAAGAGGTGCTTATTTAGGATTCGACAAAGTAGATGCTTACTATTCTATGCAGTTGGGAGGTTGTACTGATTGGACTGGGTTTCCTATGAGTGGAAAAACACAGGTTCTTATGGAGTTGCTTATGAATACTTCTATTTTCTACGGTTGGAAGCATTTGATTTACTTCCCAGACGTTGGTAATAATGTTGAGATTATAGCAGACTTTATACATAAGAAAACAAGCAAGTCATTCGACCCTAAAAAACCAAACACAATTACAGATTCTGACATTGAAAGAGAGATTGAATGGGTAACTAATCATTTCAAGGTGCTTACTAAAGTAGACGTAAAGGCAAAGTTAACACCGATGGATTTTTGGGATATGGCAGCAGAGATTAAAAAAACGGATGGATTACATACGGCAAGTATTGACAGTTGGAAAGATATGAGCCACCCTTACGACCAATACGGTGGTTATGCAACTTACCTTGAGTTTTGTTTACCGTATAGAAATCACATTGCAGAAGAAAATAATTTACATTTGCATACGATTATACACCCCAAACTAACTGAAAAGGTAAATGGAGTTAGAACACCACCAAGTCCTTACGATTTAAAAGGTGGTAGTGAATGGTTTAATAGTGGGAAATCAATGATTACAATTCATAGACCAGATGTAACGCATAATTTAGTTGAGATACATTTCAATAAGATTAAGCCACGTTCAATAGGTCAGATAGGAAAGTGTGAATTATTCTTTGATACAAGCACTTTAACGTATTACGATATTGATGTAGTAAGCCCAAATGAACACAAGCATATTTACGCAAGCAAAAAAGGCGAGATAAAAACGAAAAATTTATTACCTTTGGAAATGCAGAATTTTTACGCACCACTAGAAGCAAACAAGTCATTCGATACTGATATAGACGATGGACTACCATTTTAAAAAATAAAGATTATGATTATTATAGGAACATTAGGCTTATTATTTTATTGTATTGTCATTTTTTATGTAGCCGATAAATTAGATTAAATATTTTAAACACGAACGATGAAACATCAAAGCACCGCATTAAGTCTAACACTAGCACGAATAAATATTGGGTTGGTTATGAATAAGCTATTAATACGACAGAAACACGCTTCTACGAGTGCGAATCAACGTGAAGGCATACAAGTAATGCTTAACGACCTAGAAAGTGCCTTAGAAGTCTTAAAAAGCGTATCCAAAGAGAACGAGGAACTATACAGATTAAACTATTCTTTGCACATTGATAACATGAAGCTGAAAAAGAAACTTTATGAAGCAACAAAAACAGAAGAAAATTTAGAGATATGAAGAAATTTAAAGTATTAAACCTTTATGCGTGTCTTGGTGGAAACAGATATCTTTGGGACGAAGTAGCAAATGAAGCAGATATTGACATGGAAGTAACAGCTGTTGAACTTGACGCAGAAGCAGCGAGATTGTATCAAGAACGTTTTCCGAATGACATTATAATAGTTGCAGATGCACATCAATATTTACTTGAACACTTTAAAGAGTTTGATTTTATTTGGAGTTCGCCACCTTGTCCTAGTCATAGCCGTGCCAGGTATTGGAATAGTTCTAATTACGACACAACAACAGAAGCTGTATATCCTGACATGATGCTTTACCAGGAAATACTTTTACTTCAACATTATTATAAAAGTGGTAAGTTTGTAGTTGAAAATGTCATTCCTTATTACGAACCATTAATTCAAGCGCAAAAACGAGGTAGACATTTATATTGGACTAACTTTATTTTACCAAACGATTGTAATGATAGAGGTTTTAAAATTTCACAAGAAAAAAACGAACTAGATTCTTTATGCAAATTTCATGATTACGATTTTAAACAATACAAAGGTGAACAATCCTT